AGATATGACAGTGGATATAATAGGGGAAAAATATTACGATAGTTCATTTCCTCTAAATGCAAATCTTGGAAATTTTTTAAAAAAAATGTTTGATAATTGTTATATTCATTACAGAAATAAATATTCTATTTTAAATGAATTACATTCGCATTCTATTAGGAATGTTCTTCTTCAAAAAACAAAACCTGGTGAGGGTTATCATAAATGGCATTGTGAAAATGATCATACTGCACGTAAAGATAGAGTATGTGCTTTTATGTTATATTTAAATGATGTAGAAGAAGGAGGAAAAACTGAATTTTTATATCAAAATATAAAAATTAAACCTGAAGAAGGTAAACTATTAATATGGCCTGCGCAGTTTACACATACTCACAGAGGCAATAGTCCTATCTCTAATAATAAATATATTTTAACAGGGTGGATAGAATATGTTTGAAATAATTGAATTTAAATCTAAATGGAAAACACCTTTAGGTTTAAATAAAGCTACTTGGATATGGAAAAATAAAATAAAAGATTTAGATTTAATTAATACTAAAAATTTTCTTTTGGAGAAAGAAAAAGAAATTTTAAAATTACCATCAGAACATGATGGTTTAACTCATCTACCTGACGGAATTACTGCTAGATCAAATCAATTTAATTTATTTAATTTTAATCATAACTATACTAATAAGATTAAAAAATTTATTCAAGATAATGTAAAACAGTTATGTCAAAGAACAGGTATTGAAATAAAAGATTTTTACATTATGTGTTGGTTTAATGTTTTAAGAGAAGGAGAAATTATACATAAACATAGACACTACACTCTGTTAAATGGCGAAGAATCATTTATAAGTGGACATTTATGTATTAGTGCTAATAATACTAATACATATTATAATAGTATCTGTGACCAACCTTTATTAATTATTAAAAATGAACCAGGTCTTTTAAATTTTTTTCCTGGATATTTACCTCATTTTACTGATCCTCATATAGGCCCTGATATTAGAATTACTATTGCAATGGATATTTATTATGATAAGAGTTTTGCTAATCAAAAATTTTTAGAGAAAAACGTTGTGATACCTTTATTTAGATAATGAAACATTTCTATAAAGAAATTCAAGGTTGGTTTGATTTCCAAGAATTATATACAGAAATGGTGTCTATTCATGATAATGCTCACTTTGTTGAAGTAGGAGTTTGGAAAGGAAAATCTACTTGTTTTTTAGCTGTTGAGATTATAAATCAAAATAAAAATATACAGTTAGATACTATTGATAACTACTCTTATTTAACAGAAGAATATAAACATAATAAAAATGTACCTAAAGAATTTAAAAAAAATATAGAACCTTTTAAATTTATCCATCCTATATATAAAGATAGTGTAGAAGCTACTCGATTATATAAAGATAAATCAATAGATTTTATATTTTTTGATAGTGAACATACTGAAGAATATGCTACTAAAGAAATAGAAGTATGGTATCCCAAACTTAAAATAGGAGGTTTTATAGGAGGACATGATTATGTATCTTTTTTAAATCCTAATTTTAGATATATTATTGGAGTAGGAAATGCTGTAAATAAAATATTTAATGATAATTTTAAATTATATCCTGGAAAACGAGATAATGAAGGTCGTATTTATGGACCATCTTGGTTACATAAAAAACTAGAAAAATCCATTAGATAATATATACTTTTTGTTATTATGCCATTAACAAAATTGAATTTTCAACCTGGATTAGATACTGAAAATACAGAAACCGGCGCAGAAGGTAGATGGATTGACGGAGATAAGATCAGATTTCGTAAAGGACTTCCTCAAAAATTAGGAGGTTGGAATAAATTTAGTACAGCTTATTATGTAGGAGTAGGAAGAGCTTTAGAACAATGGTTTGCTTTAAATGGAGCTAGATATGAAGCTTTAGGAACTGATAGAAAAGTATATACTTATGCTTCAGGTGATAATCAAGATATTACTCCTATAAGAGAAACAGCTAGTTTAGTAAATGCTTTTACTACTACTAATACAAGTGCTAATGTAACTATTTCAGATATTTCACATGGAGCTATACTTGGAGATTTTGTAACTTTAACTAATGCTAGTACTTCAGTTGGAGGAATTCCAGCTGCAACTTTAGATGCTGAATATGAAATTTTATCTATTACTAATGTTGATGCTTATATAGTTCAAAGTAATGCTACAGCTACTTCAACAGCTGGTCCAACAGGAAATTGTACAGCTACTTATCAAATAAATACAGGTCCTAGTCTTCAAACATTAGGATATGGTTGGGGAGCAGGAACTTGGAGTACAAGTACATGGGGAACTCCTCGGAGTATTTCTATTGTAACTTTAGATATGAGAATGTGGTCTATAAATAATTGGGGAGAAGATTTAATTATTACTCAAAAAGATGGTCCTACTTACGAATGGGATTTAACAGGTGGAATGAGTGGTAATAGAGCTACATTAATTGCTAATGCTCCTACTAATTCTACTTTATCAATGATATCAACAGAAACTAGACACGTAGTTTTATTGGGTACAGAAACAACTATTGGAGATACCGCAACTCAAGATAAAATGTTTATTCGTTGGTCTGATCAAGAAAATTATAATCAATGGAGTCCTAATGTAACTAATTCAGCGGGATCACAAAGAATAGCAGGTGGAAGTGAAATAAGAAGTGCAAAAGCTGCTAAAGGAACTATTCTAGTATGGACTGATACTACTATGCAATCAATGTCTTTTATAGGTCCACCTTTTATATTTGGTTTTAGACAACTAGGTAATGATTGTGGAGCTGTCGGTATGAATGCTGCAATAGTAATAGATGATATAGCTTACTGGATGTCCGATGGACAATTCTTTAGATATGCGGGAGCTGTTCAAGAAATACCTTGTCCTGTATTAAATCATGTATTTGATGATATAAATAAAGTTCAATATCCTCAAGTTTATGCTGCGCAGAACTCTAATTTCTCTGAAGTAATATGGTATTATTGTTCTAGTTCCTCAGATCAAAATGATAGATATGTAATGTATAATTATTTAGAAAATTCTTGGTATTTTGGTACTATGAATAGAAGTACATATCAAGATAATGGAGTTGAATTTAATCCTTTAGCTAGTGATTATACAGCTAATGCTACAGCTAATACTTTTTCTCAAATTAATGGTTTAACAGCGGGAAGAAGTTTAATTTATAGAATGGAAGATGGAGTAGATGATGATGGATCAGCTTTGACTTCTTATATTCAATCTGGTGATGGAGATTTAGCTGATGGAGAACAATTTATGTTTATAAACAAAGTAATACCTGATTTTCAAAATCAGACAGGAAATGCTATAATTACTTTAACTACTAGAGATTATCCTTATGGTAATAGCCAAACTGGTGAAACTTTAACTGTCAGTAATACTACAGCTTTTGTTAATACAAGGATTCGTGGTAGACAATCTAATGTAAAAATTGAAAATACAGCAATTGGAGACAATTGGAGATTTGGAACTTTAAGAGTTAATTTAAGAGCTGATGGAAAAAGATAAATATAAAATACGAAAAGCACAGATTTCGGATGCTGTTCGAATAAGAGAACTATTAAAAACATGGTTAATAGAGGCTCCTTTTAACTTTGGAAACACCAATAATAAAAAAGCATTAGAAAATATAGTATTTTACATTAAGAATAGTTTTGTTATAGTAGTAGAATATGAAAATATTATTGTAGGAACATTAGCTGCAACAGTCGATGAAACATGGTATAGTGATAAAAAGTTTATGAGAACTTTATGGTTACATGTAAATCCACAACATCGAAGATTCAGCATTTTTCGTTCTTTAATGATAGTATTTAAGGAATATGCATTAGCTAATAAAGTTACTGCTATATGTGAGATATTTCAAGGTAAAGATGTTGAGAGAAAAAACAATGCCTTTATTAAATTAGGTTTTAAAGTTATAGGAGGAACTTTTATAGTCAATGGGTAGTATATTCAAACCAAGCACAACAGTAGTACAGGCACCATCGCAGTCATCGACTAGCTATGATATACCTGAATACTTTAAAGAAATTCAAGAACGAACTTTAAGAACAGCAGAGAATGTTTTTAGTCAACCTTATACAGCGTATCAAGGTCAACGTATAGCTTCCCTTTATCCGCAAGAAATTGCAGCTGAAAATGTATATTCTCAACAAGTAGTTCCTCAAGCTGGTCAATTAGCTGGTATAGGTCAACAAATAGCAAATGCTGGTGCTCAAACTTATGATACTGCAACAGCTCAAGCTTATGCTAATCCTTATGAGAATCAAGTTATTTCAGGAGCATTAACAGATTTAGGAGAAGCTTATGGACAAAGTAGTAGAGCTATGGATGCTTCTGCTGTAGGGGCAGGTGCTTTTGGTGGATCAAGACAAGGTATAGAAAACGTATTAGGACAAGAAAGATATTTAGATTCAGTAGCTGATACAACAGCAAGATTAAGACAAGCAGGTTTTGAATCAGGTGCAAGTAGATTTGCTCAAGATAGAGCTGCACAAATGGGAGGACTAGGGCAACAACTAGGTGCTGCAACTACTCAGATAGGAGCTTTACAATCAGGTGCGCAAGGTCTTCAAGCTTTTGGTGCACAAGCACGTGGTATAGAACAAGCTAAATTAGCAGAAGGATATCGTGACTTTATAGAAGCAAGAGAATATCCTGCTGGACAAATAAGACAAATGGTTGGAGCTTTATCAGGTGCTCCTATAAGAAGTTATGGAGAAGAAAGATCAGGATCAGTAGGTACACCAGTAGCTGGCCCGAGTATCTTTGGTCAAGTAGCAGGTGCAGGATTATCAGCTTATGCAATGTCTGATATAAGAATGAAAGAAGATATTACATTAGTAGGAAAATCTCCTATGGGAATTAATGTTTATACTTTTAGATATAAAGGTGATGATAAAAAATATCAAGGTGTAATGGCTCATCAAGTACCTCAAGCTGCAGAAGTAGATGCTAATGGATACTTAATGGTAGATTACTCTAAACTTGATGTAGACTTCAAGGAGGTTTAATGGCTAATCTTGATTATATTATAGATGAAGTAGAAAAATTAAAAGAAAATGAAAAAAAACTAGAAAGTTTAGAAAAGCATTTAAAGCCTGAAAAAAATTATAAAATGAATCGAAGTTCTACTGAAGATATAGAGAGTCATCCTGATTATAGACATAAGAAAAATTTAAATTGGGGATATATAGAAAATAAAGAAGGAAAGAGAGATTATGGTAGCTTAAATGAAGAAGGTAAATTTATCTTTGATAAAGATAAAGTAGATGAAGTAGTAGATGATAATGATGAAATAGTAGTAGATGATAAAGATGAAATAGTAGTAGATGATAAAAAAATAGAAATTAAGGGCGGAGCTGCTTTAAGTGATAAAATTATTTTACCAAAGCCAAAACCAGAGAAAGAGAAAACTGGTTTTGCTAAGTTTACAGAAAATGTCGGATCAGCTTTTGAAAATATTGCTACAGCCTTACCTAAGAAAATGGAAGAAGTATGGAAGGATAAAGATAGAAAAAGAATGTTTTTAATGGGTTTAAATATAATAAATGAATCATCTGGTATTAAACCACTAGGTCAAGCTAAATCTCCATTAGGTATGATTTCAAGTGGAGTTATTAAAGCTGAAAAACAATTTGCTGCTGAAGATTTAGCGAAATATAAAGCTATGAATCCAATGAGAAGATATGAATCCATTGGTGAAAAAGCTATTTATTCCGATTTCGAAGGTTGGAAAGAAAGAATAAGAGATAGTAAAAAAGCAACTGCGGTTGCTCATAAATATAATTTAGCTAAAAATATTGCATTAGATGGAAAAGAACTTCCTACTGGTGTACTTAATAAAACATTTTCAAACTTAAAAGCAGTTTTATCAGAAGTTCCAGGTGGACAAGAAATATATAATAACTTACTTAAAACATTCTCAGATGAAGATTATATTAAAGAACATGGAAATAAAATGGGATTAGATGAACAAGTTATATTTAATGATTTATTTCAAGCTGCAACTTATGCACAAGTTGTTAAAGAAGTTAAAGAATTATATCCAGTATCTAATAAAGATATTGAAACTTTATTAAAAGCGAAAGGTGATATAGGTTCTAAACCTGAAGCTTTAAGAAGATTAATAGCTGCACAAATGGCAGCCAGAGAAATATCATTAGGAAGTGAAAAGTTTGCATATGAATTCTTTAGATTAGAGGATCCTCAATTTGAAAGTAAATCTATTCA